CTTTGATTTCCATCAGTAGTTGAAGTATATCCAGATGTTCCTTCAAAAGTTAATGTATGATATTGATACTTATCCGTAGGTATTTGTTTTGGTACAGAAGGCGTTGCTGTAGGTTCTGTACTATCTGTTAGTTTTGTATCTACTATATTCAAAGTATTTACATCAGCTCCAGGTGGATCATTTATTGATGTTAAGCTGACATTACCTGCTGTTAATACATTATCTTTAATTCTTATTATTTGCGGATCTCCAAATAATTCAAATTGGGTACTATTAAATGCTGGTATTAGTTTGCTTGATTTTATATTTTTTAATGTTATATTTGTTGTTTTTTCAAAATCTGTATTATCAAAGAATGTGTATACGTTTTCAAGTGTTGGCGATTCGTTAATATTAACCCAAGATAAATTACCGCTACTATCGGATTTCAATATATTATTAGCAGCGGGACCAGCATTTGGAAGAGTTATAGTATAGTTTGATATTGTTTGAGGTAATTTTATTAGTACGCTATTTGTGGAGTCTTTATAAAATTCTAATTTATCTCTAATTAAAACTTTCTGAGAAGAAATATTACCTGAAGAATTTATGCTGCCATCAACATCTAATTTATAAATAGAATTTGGAAATGTGGTACCACCAATCCCTACATTACCTCCATTACTAATAGTAACTCTGCGCGTGTTGTTATCATTGATATTTATAACATTATATTGAGAATTATGTTCTATAATTAATGACGGATCTGCGTTATAAGTATTCGTGATATTAAGTTTGCTCGTTTGATATGTAATTGTATCAATAATAGTTGATGTCCCGTTTACAAGTAAATTAGCGGCTGTAAATGTTCCAGATATTGATAGGTTGTCGGGAATTATAGAATTGCTTAAAACTCCAGAAGAAGAAATATTGTTAGCATTTAAATTAGTTATATTAAAGCCATCGCCGGAAAATGTTTTTCCGGATATTGTATCGGGTAATTGGGCGGTGTTTAATTTTCCGGATGTAATATATGTTGCGTTTAAGTTAGTTATTCCAGAACCAATACCTGAGAAGCTGGTAACAGAAATATCAGCAGGTAATTGAGAGTTAGTAATATTGCCACTAAATGCCAAAGGGTTTAAATTTGTAATTCCCGAGCCATTTCCAGCCAATGTAGAAACAGATATATTAGCGGGCATTCTATCATTATGTAAAGTACCTATATAGATATTTGTAGCATTTAAGTTGGTAATATCAGATCCCGCGCCAATATAAGTTTTCCCTGTTATATTATCGGGCATATGAATATTATTTATGGATCCAAAAGAAAAAGCGGCGGGGTTAATATTTGTAATTCCAGCGCCGGAACCTTTAAAATAGCCGGTACTTATAGTCGCGGGTAATATATTATTATTAAGCTTTCCCGTACTAATACTTGAAGCGTTTAAAAAAGTCACACCTGAACCATCTGCGATAATATTTGTAGCTTTAATAGTTCCATTAACTTCTAATAATTCCACGGGGTCAGTAGTATTTATACCAACATTTCCCGAACTATAATATATTTTTTCGCCATTTTCAATCCAAGTTGTAGAATTGCTAACATATAAAACGCCATTTTTATAAATATTGCCCGAAAGATTCAAGCTACCATTGACATCGAGTTTAACATTTTCATCTGCGATAGAGATAGGGGTATTTGTGCCAACACCTACAATACCTGTTCCGCGCTGAATCGTTAATTTTTTTACAGGGTCAGAAGTATCTGAGATATAGAATTGATTATTATCAGTACCATTTCCATTATTATTAGTACTTATTTCCCATATATTGGTACTGGAACTCATTTATTCGCACTCTAATAATTACCATATAATAAAATTAGGGTAATATATCCGATACTAAATATTATATTAATAATATTTAGAATATAAGATGGTTAGTAAAGCCGAGCCAATAATGAATTTTTTATCATTATGGATAGTAATTTATAGTTATATATATTCTTAATATAATGCCATATAATCCGTTAATATTGCTGTATATAGCAATAGGATTTTATGTAATAAATATCTTTAATATTTTGAGTAAGGTAGATAATTATGAGAATAGTTTAATATTATATTATACTATAGGTAATATACTATTAAAAGCTCCACCATATTTAATAATTATTAATATGAAAAAAATAATATTGATATTGAAGATATAACTTTTAGTATATTTTTCATAATAATTTATGTAATATATATGAATGCGTTGAAAATAGATATATATGAATTATATAAATTATATACTGATTTTATAATAGATAAAAACAAGGGTATTCCATATGAATTTTATTGCTATATTTCTAAAATAAATTATAATTACTTTTAAAAATAAATATATTTTTATATATTATTATATTAATTAATATTAGATAATGAATATTAAAAAAAAGGGTATTAATGGTGGTAAAAAAGTAGACAAAAGTTTACAATTATCTCAATTATCATCCATGATGTCGAGTTTAAGTAGTTCAAAGAAAGCAGCAAGCTCAAGTTCAGGTACTTCAATGAAAGCGGCGATTCCTAAAAGTTCACCAAAAACCTCAAGATCACCAAAAACCCCAAGTTCACCAAAAACCCCAAGTTCGCCAAAAATCGCAAGATCCGCAAGTTTAGGTAGATTAGCAAGATCCGCAAAACCCGCAAGTTCTCCAAGTTTAGGTACATTAGAAAGATCAGCAAAACCCGCAAGTGCCCCAAGTTTTGGTAGATTAGCAAGATCCGCAAGTTTCCCAAGCCCTAAAAAAATGCCAATTAACAAATTATCAGCTTCAAATATTGAAAATATGTTTGGGAAATTATATTTAGAAGCATATTTAGAAATATATATAGATATTTCTGATAAAGAAATAAAAATATTAAATGAAAATAAAAATAAAAAATTTGGATTTAATGAAAAAGCTGTAGGGGGATCATTGGCAAAAATTAAAGGCGGAGTTCCTCCATTTGGTTTAGTTCGCAATTTAACATCTGCCAATTCGGCTGATAGAGATATGAATACGTATACAGAAAATAATACAAGATTATTTTTTGAACATTTGTGGGGTTTTTTTACAAAACAAGAATTGGATAGATCAGGAGATCAAAACATTGATTTTAATATAACCCCGATAGAAAATGTATCTATAGTATTAAGACGTCGCAATACTGATGGATATGGTGAATTAAATGGATATAGAACATACACATATTCCATAATAATTAATATAAATAATCTTCTACATTGGACTTTATTCCATGAAATAGACAGGTACGGGGGAAGGGCATGGAGAGTTGATAGATTACATATGACTATGTCGCAATGGCGAGATGGCGATAATTATCATCACGGCGCATTGCGAATATACTTTCCATATACAGATACTATAATTCAGGTTATTCGGGATCACGGACAATTAGGTTCTATGTATGTATTAGCGAGATTAATGTTAGGGGGTGCGTATAATATTTTATCTAGAGGTAGAAGTTTTTCTGACAACTCAGTGCGTACAGAACTTTTTAGAGATATTACCACCGAATTAATCAACGCAAGCAATGAATATCGTACAGAACAAATTTCCGCTATCGCTAATATACATAAAAATTTTATACTTGCGGTAAATTTCCCACCTCAAGTTTTAAGCTCTCTAAATCCTATGCAAATAGAATTAGAAAATTTAATTAGGCATGTAGCATCATTAGGTTATTAATAAAAAAATAAAATATGATAATGCTAATTATAATATTAGGATAAGCAAATAATAAGACAAGTTATAATTTATTTATATAAATATGTATAATATAAATAATATATAATATTATACAATTAAAATTTATCATAAATATCACACTTATACGCTTATATTTCATAAGTTTATTTTTGGGACATTTAGAATAAAATGGAATACATATATCGGTAATAATATTTTCTTTATAACAATAGCTTTCTTTAATTAAATTGGATAATGAACTTGTATGAACTATTAAACCTTTGATATTATTTTTATTATTTTTATTATTTTTATTATTAATAATATAGCAGTCAAGTAATGTTCTAAAAAACCCCGACAAATGTTTTTGAGATATTATAGAATTATATGCTTTACATTGAACGAGGTAGATATAATTGTTGGTAGTTTTAAATATAATATCTATACCCGTATCAAGTAATACATTATAATTTCTATGATATTTATTAGTATTATATTTATCTTTAATAGTTACAAGGTCATTACTTAAAATTATTCCTGAGTTTATTAATAAATGATCTGGAACATCTTTCCATAAATATATTTCAAATATATCGTAATGTTCGCGCAATTTTTTAACTACATATTTTTCATATTGAAAACCTTTAATACAATTATAATCAATATACTTGATATGCTGAATATAATCGTAATTTAGCATTGAGATACTTTTATTATCTTATAATATTGTATATTGTCTTATTTTCTTAGTGTCTTATTAACAAGCCACATATTGTCATTTTTTATATAATTATTACTTTGTGCGGCTTCTAATGCTTTTTTGACTAAATGTAAAATTATTTTTAGGCAATATAAATTCCATTAATTCTCTATAATTATTTACTATTTTTCTATTTATTTTTAATACTTGATAGTGACGCATATCATTAATAAAAACAGCGAAATGTAATTGGTCTCCGGGTTTCCTGATGTGTTTCAATATATTATTGGTTTTGCTAAAAATGCGGTCTTTAATCTTAGATATAACATTGGATATTTTAATATCTTCTTTCATAGTTTTCAATAATATTAAATCAAAGGATTGTTGGGATATTTTTTTTATATGGTGTTTCTTATAAACATATTTATATATGGTATCAAGTGTTTTATCAGGATTATTAGCGTCCCCCGTTTTAGCACCCAATATAATTTCAGTTATTACAATATTGTAAGCATATAAAATATAAGATAATACCATATTTCTTTCGCTTTCAGAAGGCATGCGAGAACCAACTTTTAAGTGTTTTTCTAATAAGTTTTGTATTCCTGCTTCTGATTCTAAATTTGTGGTTAATATCCCTGCTTTCTTAAGTGATTCTAGTTCGGTTACATTAACAGATAACATATTTGCGACATCATGTATTTCCAAACTTGTATTACCATTTTCTAAAGCGGTCAATAATGTTTTAGCTAATTTAAGATATTCAACAAAATTTTTTGTGCTTCTATCAACAATATTTTCACATAAATATTTACGCAATTTAGTACCATTTGTTATATTATAACTTTTAGTAGTCATCTTGAATATATCATTATCTTTAATTACTAAATATACGGAATTATAAAAACAATTATTATATCTTCCAGAAACATTCAGTAGTTTTAGAGAGTCTTCTTTATCTATTGTGTTCATTCTATTATAATATGGTAAATTAAAAATTGATATAATTTAAGTTTTTAATTAATAAATATTCAAAGATGAATGCTTTAAAGATTCTGGATATAGAAAATATGTGTACCACAAAACACGATAACTATCACAAAAAAACAGAATATGACGATGGAGAAAAAGAAATAATATCCAAAGAATTAAATGATAATATTGAAAAATTAAAATGCGATTCTGATATTACGCGCTTTCAAAAACATATTCAAAGAACTTATAAAATTACTCTATCAAAATCAAATCTTATTTACTTTTATAATACACTTGGTATAGATAATTTGGCATTTAAAAAACTAATTACTAAAAAAAAATCTAAATCCAATTCGGGTGTAATAGTTATTACTATATTAACATCGGGAAACCCCGAATATATAGATAATGACGGGGTAAAAATTAAAGATAAATTCAGCTGTCGCCATAATTGTGCTTATTGTCCCAATGAGAAAGCGCATGAAGGTAATAATTGGGTAGACCAGCCGCGCTCATATTTATATACGGAGCCGGCCGTATTAAGGGCTAATGAGAATAATTTTGATCCCATATTACAATTTAATTCACGCATAGCTTCTTTAATAAATATGGGGCATATTGTAGATAAATTAGAAATAATAATATTAGGGGGCACATGGTCTAATTATAATATTAAATATAGGGATTATTTTATTACGGCCACTTACTATGCCGCAAATACCTTTTATACTGATAAGCGTGAAATGCTTTCGCTCGAGGAAGAAATAACATTAAACGAAACCGCAAAAATACATATAATTGGTTTAACATTAGAAACAAGACCAGACGAAATAACATTAAACGAAATCAAAGATTTTAGAAGATATAATTGTACGAGAATTCAATTAGGGGTTCAACATACAGATAATGAAGTATTAAAGAAGATTAAAAGAGGACATACTATAGAAAAAGTATACGACGCTATAAAAATCTTAAAAAATAATGGATATAAGGTTGATATTCATTTGATGCCTAATTTACCAGGTTCTTCTTATGAAATGGATAAAAAAATGTTGGAAGATTCTTTGTATGACGATAGGTTACAGGTAGATCAATATAAAATATATCCTACCGCGATAGTTCCTTGGACGCAAATAAAGGATTGGTATGATAAAGGCGAGTATATTCCATATAATGATATGTTATTATTTTGTTTAATTAAAGAGTTTAAAA